TATTGCTGGCGCGCGAGAATATCACCAACGTGTACCGCACACGCATCGCTGCGGATGTCTTGTGCCAGTGGGCGAGCAGAGAGACGGGAAAGCTCGTGCGCTCGTATGGTTCGTTCCGGTCACAATAAATCGAAGGTCAGGCATGATAGGCGCGACGATCGAAAGACCAGCCGTTACGCGGATGATAGTTGTAAATCATCGACACATAGCCCTCGGTATCGTCTGTCTTGGCGCATAACTGAATCCAGTGAGTGAAGCCGTGCGCTTCGTCATCGTCCTCATCCTCGTATCTCCTGACTTGAATCGTCGCGATCTTATTGTCGCCGATGCCAGGATTATCGGCACGGATTAACGCAATGCTGATCGGTTTGGTTTCGTGACAAATTTTGATGCTCGTTGGTTTCAACATAAACGTGATACTTACAAGAACGACCGCGCAAGGCGAGACGAAACGTGTTAGGCTTAAACGAGTTTTTGAGCGGCTGGCGTGAAGGGAGCAGTCACGCATCCGAAGAGCTGAGCCATCAAAGGGTACGGATGTCCGCGAGTCAGCAACCGGCGGACAGCGGGGGTAGCGTCCCGCCCGCTCACCAACCTTCTAATGAAAATCATGAGAATGTCACTGCGATTGGTAAGCAACTTTAGTAGATCGGTAAGTTCTGTGCGCCGAACCCGTCGCTCGGATATTGCTGCTGCGATTCACCTTCCTCATTGCGCTGTTGCACGCCGTAAGGCACCTCCACGTCGTCCGACAAATCTTCGTGAATGTCGCGCCCCATCGTTTCCAGGTTGATGCCGCTCCATGGCATCGTAAGCGCCGCCAGTGCCAGCACGCGGCAGTCAAACGGTTCATTGCGCTGGCTTAGCCGCTTGATCCAGATGTAGGTCTTGAATCCGTTTTTACTTTTCACAATGCGCCGTTCGGCAGTCAGGCCTTTGAAATACTCTTCGTCATAGCCGCGCGCGGGTTCCTTATTCGGATGCATCGGGAAGTGGCAGTAGCCCGGGCCGGGTTTGGGCACTGTAAGGCGATTGACAACTTCCTCCTTGCCGCTGTCCACGCCTAACAATTGAAGGCGCGCGCGATTGTTCTTGGTGTACGTGCCAGCACCAAGGATGAGCGGCTTGCCGATGCCGCCGTAGCCTTTGGTCGCCACGGCGCGCGGCTGACGCGGCTTGGTATAAACGTAAACGAAGTCGGTGGCATAGCCGGAGTCCACAGCCATCTTGCGAATCCGCATCCGTTTATTGTCATGCGTTTTGAACTGGCGATGAAACACGGCGCGGTCGAGCTGGTCCCACACGTGCGCTTCACGCGGGTTGCCGTCAATGAATCCGTATTCGATTGCCCAGCACTCACGGCCTTTGCCCCAGCCAACTATTTCGTAAGCCAATGAATACTCGCCAACGTCAACGCCAGCCGTAAGACAAAGCACGCCACCGGGAACTTCCGCCATGTATGGCGTGCGACGTTCGTTGTAAAGGTCGATCTCGACTCTCTCGCCAGTGTCCTCATGCAGCAGCCCGAGCCGCGTATTACGGAACGCTTTCAAGGGTTCGACGTCGCCTTCCTCATTGGCTTTCGCAGCGCGAACGAACTCGTCCCGCAGGATGTCCCACTCGATCCACGGGTTGTAGAGGCCGGACAAATAGAATCCGCGCGTCAGCACTTTGGAGCCGCGTTCGTCTGTTGTCCGATGCGGTCGCCATTCGCCGCGCCCACCAAGCCACCGATGCTTTTCGGCGTGCTCATGACAGGACACGCAGCGGTGCGTCATGTCGCTGAACCGGATCCTATCCCAGTCCAGGATTTGCATGACCGCGCAGAACGGGCACGAGAGATACCAGTGTTCGCACGTCGACTGCGCCATTTCGCGTTCAACATGCGAGACGCCTTTCAATCCAGGACTGGATACGATCACGATTTTGCGGTTCCAGAAGGCCGTGGTGCGCGCGATTGCCAGTTGCAATGGGTTCCCTTCTGTTCCTGCGCTGGCTGGATACCGGTCAACTTCATCCAGCAACACAACTCGGACAGGCCGACCGGACAAGCTTGCGGCGCTATTAGCGCCACCCAACGCCACGAAGCCGCCTTTGAATGATTTCCGGCGCAGCGTATTAGACGAATCCGACCGGCGCGAGTCCGCGACCCGCCCGCGCAACCGCGGGGAGTCGCGCAACATGGGCGCGAGCCTGTCCGTGCTGAATGCTTCCGCGAGTTCAATCGTCGGCTGCACAACGAGTATCGGACAGGGATCTTCGTCAATGTAATAGCCGACGGGATTAAGAATCGCCGAGTCGGTGATGCCGACCTGACTCGCTTTCTGTACCACCACGCGCGACGTCCACGGATCGGAAATGGAATTCATGATCTCGCGCTCGTATGGTGCCTTGTTCGTGAGCCATTGGCCGGGTTCAGCCGAGGATTCGCTGGACAGGATCCGATAGCGATCAGCCCACTCGCTTAAGGTCAGTTTGCTCGGCGGCCGTAGGAGCGCCGCGAACGATTCAAGGTAAGCGTCGGTATTGTCGTACCAGCGAGCGCGCTCAGCGCTCTCACTCTCGCTCAGCTTTCGCGGCGTTTGGTTGTTCGTCGCCATTCAGACTATCTAGGTCAACTCCGTGGCTGGCCAGAAATGATGCGCGTTGAGCGGCAAAATGCGCACGGTCGTAGCCGGACAGTTCCCGCAAGGCCAGTTCAATCTCGCACATTATCAGGTCGTAAATTTCGCGGAACTTTTTGCCCACGCACAACCGCGCCACGCGCGCCGGGATAGCCAGCACGCGCCCCTTGAAATAGGTGAGCATGTTGTTCATGATGAACTCAACGTCCCGCGCATTGTGCAATTCTCCCTTGTACTCGCGCAGCTCCAGCCTGGTGCGCTCGCTTTCGGCGGCCAGTTTTTCGTTGCGCAACGCCGAGTAGCGAGACTGGCTGGCGTCATCGAGCTTGGCCACAGAGCGCAGGTAGCGGCAGTAATCGCGGATGGCGAGTAGATTGTAGCGGCCCTGGAGTTCCTTGCCATCAGCGTCACGGGCACGGTTAAGCACGCCGTCATTGGTCAGCTTGCGCACCCACGCCGGAGTGACATCGATTAGCTTGGCCAGTTGCGTTGTGCCGATCAGATTTGGTTGCCCCATAATGCGCCCACATTTACACCAGAAATCAATGTCGCGCCACATCGCCACATGCACGTTTACCGCTCGCCTGAACGCTCTCTTACGCGCTTTTGACCCTGCGTTTCGCGCGTCCGTAATGCTAAGCGACGCAATTGGTCGCCAGCGCAAAAAGTTGTTAGCTGAATCTTGCAGCTCTATGCGCGCGCACTCTGGCAAGCGCGCTCATAAAACTTAAGCGGGGGGGGTGTGCAACAACTTAGGAGAAAGCGCGTGCGGCTTTAGCCCGAAGAAAGTCGAAACGAACGTTTATTTATTTTGTACGCTTGCGGCAGTCAGGAAGAGCCGTTAAAAGTTTCGGATATGAGCTATTATCCAGAATTCCAAACGGCGTTAGAATTAACCGCAGGCAATCATCAAATTACTGATTCAGCAGCGATCATGGGGGCGTTGTCCATCCATCTGAATGATCGAGCAAGTGGCGAAGATAAAAAGCCAGTCTGGCGACTTAGTGATGCGTCTACTGGCATACCGCCGGGCGACAATCCGGGAGTCATCTTTTTCGCGGCGTTTGTCGATGATCCGAGAGTTCAGGCTGGCAGTTTTATCACTTTCCCGTGGCCGTGTAAAAACGGGATTTTCCTCGAAGTGCCACCGGGCGGCGTTTGCAGCGTCTGCTGGGTTAAGTAATAAGTAATTGAAGTCGGAGCATAATTGAAAAAGTGAAACGGCCGACTGATCCCGGCCTTTTCCATTATGCGCTCAAGCGCCTGTCGGCTGCACTTTCTCATACGCCCACGGCGCATTCAAATACGAAGAAAAGTTTGGCCGAACTCTGTCCGGTTCGCCTGCGCCCGGATACCAGTTTACTTCCGCGGAAGTACGCAGTTGGCGCGGGAAACGCGTTCGTGGCAGATGTTTGTCAATGCAAATACGGTCCATACTGCGGTTTATGTTTGACGGCAGTCCGATTGCTAGGCGCAGGCTTCGCTGGCAATGCCCAGTTCGGTCGCACAGGCAATCGCGGGACTTTGCCCATCATGTTTTTGCTGTTCGGGAACGTATTGCGACGAACTCTCAAGAGCGACCTTTACGCTGCGGCTTGAATGATCCTTTGAGATTCATGCCGCTGGGCGTGAAAAAACCGGGTGAAGGCGGACCGGAACTCATTCTGCCGCCAGTGCCCATCGCGCGTTTGCCGACACCTGCTCTGCGTTGATTTGGTGAACGCATTGCGCCACACGGTTTTGCCCGACCGGGGCCTTTAGATGTGATTGCCATAGTCTGTTGTCTCCTTTTCACTTCGAAAGTTTTCATTTGTGAAATCTGAATCCAGCGCGCGAACCGCCACGAAACTGCGCGCGCGTCTGGCGACCATGCCAGCGAAAAGATGCCGGACCACGTTTATATGGACGTCCACCCGGCAAACCGCGCCAGCCAAACGGAACGCTCATTGAAGCCGGTTTCCATATCGGCAGACGCAATGGATGAACGATAGAAGTGTGGCCACCAGCGAGTTTCATCGTTTCCACGGCGCTCGATGCGTCAAACGCCTGTTTGCCGTGCCAGCAATGCGATGTTTGACCGTTGCCGAATTGCGCACACGCACTCGCCCGCGCGCCATTGGCGCTTTAGCGCTCGGATAACGAACTTGTTTTCCGAGCATCGTTCGCGGTTCATACGCTGGATTCATGCCAGCCATAAGCTATTGTGGCACACAATGCCATTTAAGCCAACGAGACAGCGCAATCGACGTGGGCAAAAACTATATCGTTCGCCGAGTGGCCGGAAGTTCACGTTCAAGCAGGTTAAACTTTATTACGCAACAAAAGGTTTTCGCCGCAAGCCGCGACATAAGCGATAAGCAATTCGTCAATCGCAGTCCACTATGTGTTTGTGCAATTGTTTAAGTGCTTCGTCACGCTGCCGGACTGCTTCGGCCAGCCCATGCACAGCCTGTTCACGAAGGTCATCATAGATTTTCTCAAGATGTTTGCGAGGCACAGTGCCGTGCTCGCCGAATTGCGGATCCCATTCGCGCACCAGGTTATCAATGCTGTCGATGAATTTGGATAGCGTCATAATAAAACAAAACCAATGATGATTGCGGTAAGAACGATTGCTGCGATTAGCCAGCCGATCAGTGTGTAGTTGTGACTGTGTTGTGGATGTGGGAACCCGCGCTTGTTCGGCCACCAGAGGTCGCCGTTGTAATGGACGCTGTCGTGGCCGGATGCGTGCTGGCACCGCAACGAAACGCCGCGGTGCAGAAAGCGCGAGGTACACTGGTTCATAGAACTCCTTTCACGATCAGATGTTGTCGCAGTTTGTTGACTTCGGTCATTAGCTGCGCGGCATACTCAGGATCAATTCGTTCCCACGTTTTGGCTAGATCCATTTTGCCCTCGTAACGTTCAAGGGCGCGCAATGTGCGTTGAAGAGAAGCTTTGCGGGCTTCATTCGTGTCCTGATCTCTGCTCATGGTTTCACGCAAGCACGTGCGCCAACGCTTACAAGCCCCTCGACGCACGCATCGGCGAGTTTAACTCAATGATTGACGG